TGATGCTATTCTCCTGAATCTACATAGTGTGCAGAGATGTAAATCGTCTCACCCTCGCGAGTGTCGATCATTACCTTATCCGTCCTAGCAGAGTGATATCGAACGACACCCTCGCCAGACATATATCTATCAGAAAATAAAACCATCTCACCTTGAACAAACATAGTTAACCCCTTGTTGGTATGGGTAGGATTTTACCACAATATGCAATTCTGTCCAATACCGATTTCGCATAAGGATCTAGGTTCTTATAACTTTTCGGCATAGCCTGGCACCGCCTGGGTCGCCCCTTTTTTTACCTGTCAGGCACCGCCTGGGTCGCCCCTTTATTTACCTGTCAGGCATCGCCTGGGTCGCCCCTTTATTTACCTGTCAGGCATCGCCTGGGTCGCCCCTTTATTTTTTTGTTAGCATGAATGCGAATGCGAATCATTCGCATTAGGGGGCGGTAATGAGACTCATTCTCATCGCGGCCGCCCGCGCTCCCCCACACGTACTACTTTATGTATTTTCAAAATATGTTAAAGGTGCTTTAAGACTTGCTGAAACCATTTTCCTTATACCCCAACTCAAAAAAAATTCTTGACAATTTCCTTAAAATATCATATACTATGTCCGAAATCAAAGAAGATTTCAAGAACTTGGACACACAGGAGGTCCGTTATTCGTATGATGAAAAAAATAATGTCTCATTTGGACATATGGTTCCCATTTGTAATGATCGCGCTATTAGCAATTCCTTTAGCCCCAATACTTATGTAACTTTGTCCTATACTCGCAATTAAGAAGCCGGTAGCTCACGCTCACTGGCTTTTTTCGTATACGTACTCAAAAAAAGTTCTTGACATTATAACCTTCCCCAAGTATAATAGCGAATATGGGTAAAGAAATAACCACAATCTCTCCGGAAGGACTCGAAGTAGCAAATTCTTATTTGCAGTTCGGGAATATTCACGGAGTCGTCGAGCAACTAGGCGTTCGAGAAAACAAAGTAGTCGAAATCCTAAATAAACGAGAGGTCAAGAAATACATTGATACTGTTTATTTAGACATGGGTTACCGCAATAAGAATAATATTGCTAATGTACTGGACGAAATGATTGAAAACAAACTAGAAGAAGCAAAAGAAACTGGTGTTTATTCTAGTAAAGATCTTGCCGACTTATTGCAAATGGCCCATAAAATGAGAATGGACGAAATAAAAGCTCAGACAGAACTTGAGAAAGCTCAAGGTACGAATGTAAAAAATCAAACAAATGTACAAATTAATGAGGGGTTACCCTTCGGCCAGGGCAATTACGGTAAGCTCATGGAAAAGTTGATAAAATGATGTCTGACGATGATATAAATAATTTAAAGGCCGAGCTTCGTGCTTACGAAGAAAGGTGGGTAACAACTTTTAATAGATTAGATGATATAGATAGAAAATTAGATACAATGGAGTCTAGACAACTCACAATGGGAGGAGCAATTATCTGCTTTTTAGCAGGGTTGGTAGTTACTCTTGTAATGGCAATGTAACCAATTTAGGTAAAACAATGAAAAGACTATTAATATTGCTGCTATGCTCGTCGGCAGCATTAGCTGAAGAGGATGTAATAGTAACAGACTCAACAACAACGAGTGACATTAACAGTACAACTACTACAACGTTAAAGTCTCCCCCTCCTTCAGCAATTACTCCAACAATGAATATTTCTAATTCGGATCTTTGTACAGTAGGAGTAGCAGGAGCGGTACAAACACAGATACTTGGTATCTCAATGGGTACTACCATGAGAGACATGAACTGTGAGAAGCTGAAGAATGCTAAAACTCTTTATGATATGGGAATGAAGGTAGCAGCAGTTTCAGTAATGTGTCAAGACAAGCGTGTATTTGACGCCATGATGATGGCGGGTACACCATGCCCCTATGATGGCTTAATAGGGCCCGCCGCAAAAGCAGGCTGGGAAACCCATACAGAAGTTCAACCCATAGATGATAAAGACAAAGGAAAAATGAATGAGAATACGAAAAAAACAGGCTGGGCTCTTGGCGGTATTGCTAGTCTTTTACTCATCCTACTCTTGCTCTGAAATTATTTACGGACAAGGTAGAACGGAGGCCTATAATTGGGTGATGCAAAATATTCTCCCACAACAGGCGGGTCTCACCGTGGGAAATGTTATATACCGTTACGAAGCAGTAAAAGCTTTAGAAGACGATATGCTTGTACATGTGCAAAATAAAAATCCTTTAAGTTCTGGTTACACTTTTAGAGAGACTGACGATTGGTCAGGTCTAAAAGGAAACAAAATATATAAAATTATACCTGTAGGAGAGATTCCGTTAGAACTTTGGGGAGATGGCTCTATAGAGGTAGAAGGTACGGGAAGTGTCATTAATCCTTCTGTAGTATACACTTATAAGTACGATCCCTGTTTTGACCCTCAAGCTGATCCGAGCTGCCCCAATTACGTAATGCCTTTTGACCCCAATATGCTTCCACAGGTAGAATTCAACGACCCTTTGCAGGATGAACTCATTCTAGCAGAAATGGAGAAGAAAGCAAAGCTAGAAGAGGAAGAAGAATACGAGCGCAAGATGCGTATTAAAAAAGCAACAATAAATTTAGAAAAAATGCTGGGAGGAGTTAATGCCTCTGCAATGGATACTCAAGCTGCGGCACAAGAAGCAGCATTGTTTGCTATGAACTATATACCTTCGTCCTATACCAACTCCTTAAACGGGGGTACGTATCGGGATGTGCCTATGCTACTAGATACCTTTTTGCCTAAAAATATAAAAAGTAAAAGACTTGAGTTCGCCCAACAACAAAAACATGAAGACATGATAAATACTCAATACGATAGATAGCTATCAAGAAGTGCTCTTTTGCACTAGGAACCTAGTTTTATGAAAAAACTCTTATTTTTAATCCCTGCAGTTGCCTGTGCAAACACCGCAGTAGCAAACATACCCATTAACGGAGTTGTAGAATCTAAGTGTGTAATTATTACAGACACTGACGGAGTCTACGGAAACCCTACAGCTGATAAGCTAAGTACTACCGCATCAGATGGTGGCGTTGTTCCAATCATTCGTTATGATATTATTACTGCGGACGCTTATAAAGCCGTAGTAACTACTCCAAATAGTTTTTCCTCCTCACCGTCTTTAGATGATGTAGTGGAATGGACTAGCTCTACTAGTGTCGGAGATCAATCGGATGCAAACATGTCAGCATTTGAAACAAATAAAGTAGTGTATAATAATGGACACACTACAGAATTCGATCTAACTATTGCAGGAACTGTATGGTTTGATGTGTCCTCTGTGGCAGAATACGGATATGGAAAAGCATTTCCTGCAGGTGACTACACTGCTTTAATTACTGCAGAGTGTATTGCCCAATAATGAAAAAGCTGTTTTTGTTTTGTTTTTTAATGGTTAGTGTTCAAGTAAGTGCTCACCAATTTACTCCAACTTATCCACAGTTATCTCTGTCCCATATAGAAGGAGTTTATAAAACAGAAATGGTACTTTTTAATAATAGAAACGATATCGAATACTACGGGTTAGATGTGTTTGATAAAAACTGGAATCCAGTACGTTTTGCTAGTGAAAATAAAGTAGTTCCCCTGAGCTACCAAGAAAGAAAATACGTGAATATTTATATAAGAGAAATGGATGTAAGCTCAGCTCTGTATATTTGTTCTAAATCCAAGATACTAAAAAACGTAAAGGATCCGTCTATAGTAGCTTCCAGAATATGTTCAAAACTAAAGTGAGGCTTAGTGAAGGTTTTTATACTTATAATATTGCTGTTTGTAAGTTTTTGGGTGCAAGGAGACTCAAGTTCTCTTAACTTGAATCTACCTAGCTCTCCTCAAACTTATGCATCTGATCGAATACGTTCAGGTACTTTAGATTGTCAAAATGCAATAGGGTCTTCCACAAACGTGGAAGTAGGTGTAGTAGGCTTTATTGATAACGGGTATGATAGCCCTTATGTTGTTGAAAATAAAGCTAATCCGATAAGAAGTAATGATATAGGAGTTTATGCTCGTATTAATATACCTATAGGAGCTCCTCAAGAAAGAATTAATTGTAATACGTTATACCAATTAGAGCTAGAAAAAAAGAGAATGGAGGTAACTAAATTAAAAGAGGAAATTGCAAACTTAAAAAATCTGCAATTTACTGATTCAAAGGACGAATAATGGCAGAGTTTGAGATCGCAGGTATGACCTTTAAAGGCGGCAAAGCAGCCGTAGTGTTTACCGCGCTTTCTACTCTTGGTGGCGCATCATGGGCAGCTTTCGAGTTCTATAAAGACTATACAGATATGAGAGAAGTAGTACAAAACATAGATGTAGACGCTATTGCAGCACGAAACGATGTAATGGAAACAAAACTAGATGAAGCTATTGAATATACTCGAGATATCAAATCAGGACTACGTGATGATATACTTCGTATCGAAAAACAAGCGGACAGAGCCGAAGATAAAGTACGAGCGTCTGAGGAAAAAGTAAGAGGGATGATAGATAGCGCAAGCGAACGCTTCGAAAATAAGAGAGATGCACTTAGTTCCGACACTAGCAGAGAGATAAAAGAATTAGAAGAAAGACTTGAGAAAAAGCTGCAAAGAGCCCTAGACAATCCATTGTCAGACTAACCTAACCAAAAAAATTTCTTGACATTTAAAATAATGTTCTTTATAATAAACGTTGAGTTAAAAATATAAATAAAGGGCTTGTAGCCCTTAGAACTTAATTTAAGGAGTTACAATATGTTTCAATCAAAAGGGAATTGGGTAGGATACCTACCAGGAATAGGTAAAAAAGCCTTCGCAACTAAAGAAGAGGCAGAGGCTTACGAAAACGGAACTGAGAAGCTGAACAAGCTCCAAGAAGATAGCAGAGCTAACTGGTATGAAGAAGCGAAGCATGGCGGTGAAGAGGAAGAGAAAGTCGACGAAGAAGCCAGTTCCGATGAATAAAAAACGTAAGGCTAGAATGGGGCGATAAACTATGGCAGTAAAACGCAAAGCAAAGAAAAAAGATTCAAGACTGAAGAGAGCAGGCGTTGCGGGGTTTAATAAACCAAAGCGTACTCCTGGTCATGCAAAGAAGTCACACATCGTAGTAGCTAAGGTTGGCAGTAAGATAAAGACAATTCGTTTCGGCCAGCAGGGAGCTAAAACGGCAGGGAAGCCGAAGGCTGGAGAGTCTACAGCAATGCGAAAAAAGAGGGCGTCTTTCAAAGCACGACACGCCAAGAATATAGCTAAAGGCAAAATGTCTGCGGCATATTGGGCGGACAAGGTAAAATGGTAGACGAAAAAACAGGGTATCATCCCGCAGATACAAACGGAGACGGAGAAGTATCCGACTCTGAAAAAGAAATGTACTTAGAATTTAAACGTAAAGAATTAGAAGATAAAGACGCTCAACGAGATGCTATTCGTAAGATGGCATGGTTTTCTTTAGTTGGTCTTTTGTTGTACCCTTTTGGTATTTTTCTAACTTCTCTTTTTGGACTAGAATCAGCGGCAAACTTAATTGCAGATATTGCACCTACTTATTTTGCCTCAATAGCAGTATTAGTGTCGGCATTTTTCGCCGCAGATGCAGTAGGAAGTAAAAAGTAAGTTTTGAAAATAATAGGACAAAATTAAAATGGCAGTTGAAATTAGCCGAAAAGATATAATATCAAATTATTTATTTGATTATGTAGCAGAAGAGAGGTATCTAAAATTACAGGTAAATCCTTACATGGAATTACTTGGTATAGAACCTTTACCTTCTCAAGTAGCTATTTTAAACGCTATCAATAATCCTAAATATCGTTTTGTTTGTGCAGCATTATCCAGACGACAGGGTAAAACATACATTGCTAATATTATAGGACAGCTAGTATCTTTAGTACCTGGCTCTAACATTCTTATTATGTCTCCGAACTACGCTTTATCTCAAATATCTTTTGATCTACAAAGAGGTCTAATTAAACACTTTGATCTAGAGGTCACTAAGGATAACGCTAAAGATAAAGTAATAGAACTTTCAAACGGTTCTACTATACGGATGGGTTCCGTTAATCAAGTAGACTCCTGTGTAGGTAGGTCTTACGACTTAATTATTTTTGACGAGGCGGCCCTTGCTGATGGTAAGGACGCATTTAACGTAGCCTTACGCCCCACGTTGGATAAGGAAAATTCTAAGGCAATTTTTATATCTACCCCTCGGGGCCGTAACAACTGGTTTTCAGAGTTTTTTGACAGAGGTTTTTCAGATGATTTTTCCGAATGGATTTCAATTAAAGCAACATATAAAGATAATCCCAGAATATCTGAACACGATATTATGGAAGCTAGAAAATCTATGTCAGAGGCTGAGTTTAAGCAAGAATATGAAGCAGACTTTAATATATACGAAGGACAAGTTTGGAACTTCGACCACGAGAAGTGCGTCTTTAATGGAGACGGCTTGGAAACTCACAAAATGGATGTTTTTGCTGGGTTGGATGTTGGTTATAGAGATCCTACTGCGTTCTGCGTCATTGCGTACGATTGGGACGATAAAAAATACTACTTACTAGATGAATATTTAGATGCCGAAAAAACAACAGAATATCATGCTAAAGAAATACAAAGATTAGTAAGTAAATGGGATATTGATTATATTTATATTGATTCCGCAGCTCAACAAACTCGATTTGATTTTGCACAAAACTATGACCTTAGTACTATTAATGCCAAAAAATCCGTTCTTGACGGAATAGCACATGTAGCAAGTATAGTAGATAATGATAGTCTTTTTATCGATCAAAAATGCTCTGAAAGTATTATGGCCTTAGACCAATACCAATGGGACGCCAATCCTAATCTAGCCAGAGAAAAGCCTAAGCATAATCGAGCATCACACATGGCAGATGCTTTAAGGTATGCATTATATTCATTCGAAACAAGCAACAGCGGGTTTTAATGATACCAAGTCAAAAATAGTATTTGACATAACACCTCAAATTGGATATACTTTCAAATATGAAAAAGCTCAAAAGAGACCCTATAAAATATATAAGGGATAGAGCCAAATCAAAGTATAAAAAAGGAAGTTCTTGCGAAATCTGTGAAGAGACAGAACAGCTAGATTTTCACCATTTTTATACGCTTGCCCTTTTATTAAAGGACTGGTTAAAGGAAAAAAACAAAGAGCGACCCGAACACTATACAAACGAGTATATTGTAATTTGGAGAGACGAATTTATAGAAGATAAATGGGCGGAACTTTATAACGACACTGTTACTTTATGCCACTTTCATCATTTAGAATTGCATAGACTTTATGGTAGAAACCCTCCTTTAATAACCGCAAAAAAACAAATGCGTTGGGTAGAGATTCAAAGAGAAAAACATGGCTTGGTATAACAATATTTTTGGTAAAAAACCTGAAGGAGTTGAAGAGAAACTAAACCCCTCGCAGCCTTACTATGACAATAAAATAGACCCTTCTCGAGAAAGAACAATAAACTATGAGAGAGCCTACGAAGATTTAGAAATCGTTAATCGCGGCGTAAATATGATAGTTGATGACGCGGCCGAAATCTCCACCACAGTAGGTGGACAGGTCCAAGGTATGCAGAGTGTAGTAAAAGGCATCAAGCGTTCTAGGGTCGAATTACTTCTCAATAAAGAACCTAACCCTTTTCAGGATATCAGCACCTTTCGTCGCAACTTGATAACAGATTTTTTAATAGACGGAAATATATTTATTTATTTTGATGGGGTACATCTTTACCATTTACCGGCAAACAAAATAAACATACATGCAAGTGATAGCACATATATTGAAAAATTTACTTTTAATGAAGTAATCAGCTATAAGCCTAGCGAGATCATTCATATAAAAGATAACTCTTTTTATTCTATCTATAGAGGGGTATCACGTTTAAAGCCTGCATTACGTACAATGGTACTTATGAGAAGTATGAGAGATTTTCAAGATAACTTCTTTAAGAATGGAGCAGTTCCAGGACTAGTATTAAAATCTCCGAATACACTTTCAGAAAAAATAAAAGAAAGAATGATACAATCTTGGACTGCTAGATATAGACCAGATGCGGGAGGAAGAAGACCTCTTATACTAGACGGAGGCATTGAATTAGATTCTGTTTCTAATGTAAACTTTAAAGAACTAGATTTTCAAACAGCTATTGCTGAAAATGAAAAAATTATATTAAAAGCACTGGGTGTACCTCCTATCCTGTTGGATTCTGGTAACAACGCTAACATTCGCCCAAATATGAGGATGTATTATCTCGAGACTATACTTCCTATTGTTCGTAAAATGAATTTTGGGCTAGAAAGACATTTTGGCTTTGCGTTATCAGAAGATATTACAAATATTCCCGCACTGCAACCAGAATTACGAGATTCTTCTGCGTACTATACTTCCTTAGTAAATGGAGGCATTATTACACCGGCTGAAGCAAGAGAACGTTTAG